ACGCAACTTGCACTGTACTTTGAATTGGAATCATATCTTGAGTAAACATAGTATGTGTAACAGCCATGTTAGTTACGTAACCTAAATAAGATAATGGACCTATATCAATATTTAATAATGTAGGCATTAAGAAACCAATGTCAGCAGTAATTATACCACGGCCATTCTTCCAGTAATCTCCTCCAGCTGCGGTGCTTCCAGGACCTGGGCCATTGATAGCAGTATATAGATATTCAATATCCGCTAAAGTTCCACGTTGAAATAAATCAACAAGCTTTTTTTCAACAGTTTTTAAACGACCATTTCTAAGCAAAGATGCAGTAAAACTTCCATTGTTTGAGTAGTAAGGAACAAAATTAGCCACATCAGCTTCTGTAATAAAGTTATTAGTTCCAGGATTACCTAGCGCACTACCAATATTACTAGGGCGTTTAAATAAAGCGTTTGCACAAGCAAAGTCATTTATACGATTAACTTCAATAGTAAATGATATAGATTCAGTAGCAGGAAACGCACCTACTTGCCCTAGGAAACGGTCATTAACGTTTGGCGTAGCATCCATTTGAACAGATACGTTTGTACCAAAACTTGTAGGGTTCCACAAAAATTGGAAGCCATACTTACGGTCAGCATTATCAATTTTTGTAGTTTTACCATTGCCATCAATAGTACTCAAAGAGTTATCTGTAGCTCTCCACCAAATACGGCCTCTGCGATAACGGTCATCTGAAGCAGGCTTGTGGTTTTCAGGAGGCATGTTATTAGGGTCTGAGCTAGCAAATCTAGGCATACTCCATTTGTGTGGCGGCAAGTTCCACTGGTATTCCCCAGGATTTGCTGGAGCTACAGGAACCTTAACGTTAAACTTATTGTCAGAGGTAGCATTTACTTTTTGGTCAAATCTAGGGATTACTTTTGTAATATCTCCATAAGTTATAGAGGGAGTGGTTGACCCATTACCTTTAGTGAGTTTAATAGGCGAACCAATAGTTTGAATAGATGTTCCGTCTTTAGTAGATAAGCCAGGAGTGACTGAATCAAAAAAGAATTTGCCAGATGCGTTTGGCACAGTCGGAACATACTTATAACTTTTCTTTAATGAAGTAGTAATTCCAGGACTAATTTCATAATTAACTGACGCTGGCAAAGTTGTAGAGGTATCCCCTACAACATAAGATGAGCTATCTACATATACGTTTACAATAGTGTTATTAGCATTAGTGCTTGTAATGTAGCCCATAGACCTTGCGCTTGCTGAGCTGCTAGTATTTCCCGCCATTAGCGTCTGTACCCCGATCCTCTAGCTTCATCTTTAATTGCTTCATCAGCTAAATATTGTTTAATAGCTTCTACGATTCCTACGGTATCTTGAGCACCATTAACATTAATAGTAATATTTCTAGCAATACCTATTTTTTCAGTTCCCCATTCATCAGCTTTTACAGCTACATTTAATGCTTCAAGGCCTTTGTCTTTTTTAAGTACATTAGTAATATCTTTAAAATTATCCTGCTGTAAAGTTGCAATAGTTGCTGCAATTCCTGCTTCTTCAGTCGCAAATTCCTGTACACCAACATAGTTCTTAGAAATTGAGGTGGCATCAGCACGAGTAGTATTTAATGGGTTATTCCAAGTTTGATAGTTATTGTTGGAAGAGCTTTCTGCGTTAACCCACGATAGCATAGCAGCTAAATTTGAGCCAGTTACCGGAGCGCCTATACCTTTTAGTACTTTTCCAGCCCACCCTAAAATGCTGTCATTAGACTGCTTAAATCCTTTAGGATGTATCTTTTGATTTTTTAGGTCACCCGGCTTAGGAGTAGCAGTAGGAGTAGGAATAGCAGTAGGCGTTCCTCCGCCTCCGCCAGTAGGGTTTCCTCCAGCATCAGGCATACCTCCAACATTAGGATTAGTAGCCCCAGGAAGCCAAGTTCTACCAGTTCCTCCGGTGCCTTGATGGTCTGACCAATTAGGGTCGGTACTATACCCTGGACCAGCACTGTTAGGAGTTAGTTTGCCTTGACCAATTAAATCTGCCCAATACTCATCTTGCATTTGAGTACCGTTTCTAGCCACAGCCCCTACCCCCAAAGCTACTGCTGCGGCTAATGCAACATATTTAATTGCTTTAATACCTTCTAAAGAAATATCAGCAGCGCCTTTAGTTGCATCAATAAGTCCTTTAATCAGGATACCTCCGGTGCCATTACCTGCTCCACCAAGCGTTTGGCTAAACGTAGTTGCAGTAACTAAGCTTTCCATTAAAGGCATCATTGCTGTAGCTAATGTGGTAAAACTTGTAATCATATCGTTAGCACCTTGAATACCTAAGACACCGCCTGAAGTATAAGCACTTACGTTTGCACTTCCTGCGGCATTTCTACGACCAATACTTTGGGTAATACCTGGGTTAGCACCAGTGGTAAGAAGTTCTTTTTTACCGGCTTCAGTTTGATAACCGCCGCCAACTTTTGCGCCATTATTTTTAGCAAATTGAAATAGATAAGAAATAACAGATTGTTTAAGGACAGCGTCTGTACCGAAGTACTGGTCAAGCAACATGGCTACTGAGTTACCTGCCTGCAAAGAGTATGACAAATCAGCTTCAGTAATTTTTGCAGTTCCAGATTTACTGCCATTTAGTGAACGCCAAAGATCGCGTGCAATGTCTTCAACGTTACGCATAAAACCATTTTGGTCGCGTACGTTAATACCAATCATACGAAGCTTATTAATACTTGAGCCTTGGTTAAGGGCGCTTACCGCGTTCATACCACCTTCAAGGCCAACACCGGGCATTACGTTAGAGATACCGGCTGTGCTATTAATAATGGTGTTATAGTTTTTAAGGCCAGACATAAGGCCCATAGAGTTACCGGCCATAGTTGCATTAGCAGCGTCCATAGCGCTAGTTGGTGTACCACGGCTAGACATAGAAGCAAAAGCTTTCATACCAGCTATAGTGCCGATATTGTCGTTTTGTCTGCTATATACCCCAGAGTAAAAACCAAAACGACGACGGGCTATATCGTTGGTTATATATTGCTCGCCATCAACACCCGTAGCAAGAGCAGTAAGAGCCGCACCTGCCATTGTTTTTACGGCAGAAGAAAAACTACTCGCACTAGACCCAGAAGCGCTAGCGCCTCTTGGGCCGCCCGGACCACCCGGTCCACCCGGCTCTCCTGGCTCTGGCGGCTCACTAGGTTCTGACATAGAAGAGGCACCGCCACCACGACGTTTTTTACCAGAGTTTTGTAGACTACCAGAAATGCTTTTAGATAACTTTTCAGTTTCTTTAAGGGTAATATTAAGCTTTTTATATTCGTCGTTAAGGTCAGCGACTAGGCGAGTTTTTGATGTACCTCCGCCTAAACCAAAAGAGCTTTTTACACTCGCCGCCATGTTCTACCTTTATTTCCGAGCTGCCCTAGACAGCCAATTTCTACGTTCTCTTACGGACAAACTTCTGATGTCAGACAGCGTCCAGCCGGGAAATGTTCGAGATAGTGCTTCATATTGGTCGAGTAGTTGTTCGTAATCTTTTGCTTTATAGACGAAACAAGTCAGCTAACGACAGTGGAAGAGGAATATCCTCACCACAAGCCTCGCAAGTCGTCTTCACCTCCCCGAGGCGTGGGCCCGGGTTACGCTTAATAATCTCATTAATTACACCATCACGGTCAGCCATACCCAATGTAAGGGCAGTACTAGCACCTAATGACGGCTCACCATTTATAGATTTGAGACATGAAGCGAGTAAGATGGTGTTGAGCTCTGAGTTTGTTTTATCAGAGTTTTCAACAAGTTTCCTTTGAGCAGACCCAGTAGGAAGACCTACTACGATTGCCCCATGTTTTTTAGACATGTATGTAAAAGTTCTGTCATTGATTGGGTCTTCAAGCTCCCTGACAGGGACATCTTTAACCAAATCAACAGCTACTTCTAAATCAGTATTGCAGTGTGGGCAAGGGAACTCATAGTCAACGGTATCGCCAAAAGTAACTCGACGAATACCAATTAACAAAGCGTCTCGGTCACCGCTCAATAATTGGTCAAGGTCTGCCTTATCTACTGCGTTAGCTCCAATAGAAATTACGCCTCGCTGCAACATTGCAGCAAGCGCCTTACCGGCAGAACCAGCCTTTGATACAGCTTCTTCGTCCATGCCGTTTAACTCACGAACTTCACCATATTTAATCAAAGAACCATCCTTAGCCAAGAACCCACCCGGAAGAATTACATTCGAGTTTGACGGTGCAACGGTTTTAATTTCGGCCTCTGGACCTTTTTCCAAATCCTGTGCGTACTGGGAAATAAGGTTTGGGTCGTTAGAGATATTGTTTGCCATGTTGTACTCCTAATTAGATATAGCTATTTTATCAGATTTTAAATGTTAAATTACGTTAGTGTAGCTGATACGTTTGAACCAAAGTTAGCTAGCTGAACTGATAGACCTTCGTGAACCAAAGTCATAGTTTCATACATCAATGAGTTGTCAGAAGCGCTTAGGTCTGAATAGCTAAGGCCTGAAATCCATGCGTTGTGCACAATAAACTTCATCTTGTAAGAAGACTTATTAATGATGTCTGAGGCGCTAATAGCAGGAGCACCAGTAGCTGGGTGGTCTAGTACGTAGATATCCATATCACAGCGGAATGATGAACCATCTACTCCAGCAATACCTTCACCAGAGCTAGCAGCAAACAACTGCTTAAACCAGTTTATACCTTCGCTCTGACCTAGGATTACACCACGTGAAAGAGTAATTGGCTGGAAAGTAACACGACCAGGAAGCTGGTGCAAAGATGTATTCATACCACCTTCACGGTAACTAATTCCATCAATAGTCATACCTAGACCCGATACAGATGTAAACCCGCCCTTGAACTTCAAAAAGCTGTTTACACCGGCAGCAGATGAACCTGGTACACCAGTATCTCCATTTATACGGAAATCAACAATGAACCTAAAGTTTCTTAAAGGGTCAGTTTGTAGTTTTGAAAAGCGTGAAATTGCGCTCTGTGCCATTTATTTTTCCTCCTACAGGACTGTTACAACAGAACCACTGTCGTACTGGCTAATACGGATTACCACAAATTCAGCAGGACGCTGAAGTGCTACACCGATTTCTAAGTGAACCTCACCAGCAGCAATGCTAGATACGGTGTTGATGGAGCTATCGGATTTTACGTAGAAAGCGTCCAATGCTGTAGTTCCTTTTAGACCTCCGGATTGCCAGAAGTTAATTAGGATTGCTTCACAAGTGGTCTGTAGACGGTTCCATAGGCGCTCGTCGTTTGACGCAAATAAAGCAAAAGCTGTTGCGTCTGTAAGGGTCTTACGTAAGTAAATAAGGCTTCTACGTACTGAAATATAGCGGTTATTGTATGTGCTGCTAAGTGTACGAGCACCCATAACTACAATTCCAGAACCTGGTATATAACGAATAGCGTTCACAGGAGTAGCAGTAGCAAACGTATTAGGATTAGTTGTTCCGTTGTTTAGGTAATCCAATTCGTTGTTTGTCAAAGTAGTAACTGATACAACACCAGACAAACGAGCTTCTAGACCAGCAGGTGACTTAAAGACACCACGTGAGCTATCGGTTGTAGCATACTTAGCAGCGATTGCTCCGCCAGGATACGCGGTAGTAATTGCGCCAGGGCTGCTAGATGTAGGGTTTGGAATTGTTAGGTTGGGATAGTAAACCGCACCATAACCAAGAGCTGCAACACCCGCAGAACCACCTGTGTATGAGTTAGCCAAAGTAAGTTGACTTGTCACATCCAAGGTAGCTTGTGTAGGGTCAATGATTACAAAAACGTCACCACGGTTGTACGCGTATGTAAGAAGGGCGTTTACGTTAGTTGCCTCAGTAACACCCGCTGCGTTTAACAAAATAGGTTGGTTTATAGCATCTAACTTTGCAGTAGCAATAGTAGCTGCTACAGCAGCGTTGATTACAGTAGAACCATCGCTACCACCGGTAAGGGCAGCGTTTACAAAAGTAAGTGCAGTTGCTGCTGGAACAGTCATAGCTGAGCTTAGAGTAACCGTAGGGCTAGTAAATGCTGTAACGGTAGTACCACTTGTAACACCATTACCAATTACAACCATACCTACGCTAACAGCTGGAATAGTTCCAATTAATGTAAGTGTTGTGCTAGAGCCGCTTGTGCTACCTACACCAGTAACAGCAGTAAGAGCTGTTGTAACCGGGGTATTTGTAGTAGCAAAGGTAATTGCGGTGTGGTTAGCTGCGTTAGGGTCAGTAGCAATCACGTAGTTAGATGAAGCGTTAATAATAGTAGGCGCATATGATGATTCTGTTGCAAGTAATGTAAGATCGCTAAAACGTTCTACAATATAACCCGCAGAAGTTCCGCCTGAATAAATAGCCAAGTTAAAGTATTTGCCTGGATATGAAGTGCTTGAAGTAGAACTTGAAATTTCATAATAAAGACCGTTAGTCCATAAACCAGGGTTTTTAGCAGTAAGTGTAAGCTCTGTTGTGGCGCTTTGCGCAGTAACTGTACCACCGGTTGTAATAGGCACAGCAGTGGCAATGTTAGGGTTTACAACTGAAAAGGTAGTTGTGCTAGGTACGGCAGTGACTACAAAGGTACCATTGTAAACAGTGGTAGGAGTTGCAGTAGATGCAGCAACTCCAGCAATTACAACTGTTTGACCAACTTTTAAGCTGTGAGCAGCGCTTGTAAATGTAAGTGTAGTTCCGCTTTGCGCCGGGGTTAAGCTGTTAGTAACAACAACAGTAGTGTTTCCCTTAATTGCTACAGAAGAAGCGATTGCAGTTGTAACTGTAAGCGCTGTGCCAGAAGGTACTGTAGCAGTTTTGCTTAGGGTTAAAGTTGTACCAGCTACCACGGTAATAATAGTTCCTGCTGAAATACCGTTACCAGTAATAGTTGCACCAACAGCGTTAGCAGAAGTAATTGTTCCAGCAGAACCGCCATCAGAAGTAGAAAGGCTGCTTGCTGAAACAATTGTCAAAGTAGTGCTTGCTGATGTAGCGGTGTTTGAAACAGCGGCAACAGTAACTACTACACGCTGGATGTAACACTGGCTTCCACCATTAGCAAAAAATAAGTAAACAGCAGTCGCAGCATCTGCGTCTGTAGAGTTAGCTAAAATATCACCATACAGAGAAGTAAACTGGCTCCATGAAGACACTAGAGTAGCGTCAAGTGGACCTTTTGTAAAATAGCCCATAAAAGTAGCTACTGTGGCAGTAGGGGTAGAGGACAACGCTACAGAAGAAGCGACTTCTTCTAGGT